AGAAATTGTTAGAATAGCCAAGTGCTATAAGGAAGGCAAGACTGCTAGTTTTGTATATAATGCCCAACTGAAAGACGAACCCAGGGATACACGGAAAATCAAGAACGGTAAGACTCGTGTGTTTTTCGCTTCATCATTTGGGAGCCTTGTTTTCTCTCGAATGATGCTTGCACCCATTTACAGCTTAATGGTGGAACACATGGAAGTGTTCTGTTCTGCAATAGGTATCGACATGCATAGAGAGCCAGGAAAGATATTGGACATGGTCAAATGGATAGAGAGCCTTATGGGCGGAGATTTTGGCAAGTATGACATAAAGAGGCTTGTAGATTTTGCATGGGGTGTTGCTACACTCATTTACAAATTGTGCAAGACGATTGGATACTCGGATGAGGCGCTTGAATATGTGCGAGGAATATTGACTGATGGAATCTTTCCATTAGTTTGTGTACTTATGGACATTTTTTGTGTTCCAGGGCAGCAACCATCAGGAAAATATGCCACCGCTGAGGATAACACCTTACTCAACATTTTAATGTTGATGTATGCATGGTATCATCATGACGAGATCAGGAGAGAGGTGGATAAGTTTTTTGAGTGTAACGGCCCAGCTGCTTTCGGTGATGATTTAATAAATGGAGTTCATCCCGACTATCGGGATAAGTTCAATGATATTTATTATTCAAAGTTTTGCAGGGAGCATTATAATATAGAATACACCAACTGTGAGAAAGGAGAAGTAAATAGACCTTTTACGCCTTTAGCAGAAATTACATTTCTTAAAAGAAGATTTGTATTTTCAGACGCTTTGGGAAGATATATTGCTCCTTTGGACATGGATTCAATAATGAAGACCTTAACTTGGAGGATGGTCTCAAAATCGGTTACAGAATCAGATCAGGTTTTTTCTATGGTGACCTCCGTCCTTTATGAATTGTGGTTCCACAGTACAAGGATGCAATTTAACCGGATGCGGGAATGGCTGATCGAAGGATTAGTCATACATTTTGGTAGCATTGTGAAATCAGAATGTGAGCAATTGCCCACTTATGAGATTTTACAAAACAATTTTTCAACTACATCGCGTGTAATGGATATCAGCGAGGAAGAATATCCTGATTGCGATGATCCTTTATTCAGAGTTCGAGGCCCTTGCCCTGAATACATCGCGTCGCAATCAACATCTGTTCCAGATGTTATCGAACATATTCTTGTATCACTGGATGGAGATCAAGAATTATCAGCATCCGCCAATATTGATGATATGATTAAATTTAAACAAACTCTCATTCAAGAAATGATTGCATTGGATGAGGAAAAAGTGCTTACAAAAGAACAAGAGCTGAGATATGAAGAAGTTCGTGTGACTATTGACCTGTTGACAACTCGAATTGATAGGAACCGTCTTCTCATTGCTGAGTCTGGACAGGAAATAGACATGAAAACTGGATCGATTGATGTCGAAACGGAGATTCATGAAACTGTCATGGATACTGGAGGAAACGATTCCGTTGAACAAAAAATTCCAATGACCCCACATTCAATTTTACGTCCCGCCGATACAGATTTGGATAGTTTTTTTAAACGACCAGTTCAAATCTATGCGGGGAACGTAACGTTAGGTACGGATTTTGATGTTTATTTTTCGCCGTGGGCTTTGTACACATTGGATCAAGCAGTCCGCGCAAAACTCAAGAATTATACATATTTCTATGGAAATTTGTGTCTGAGATTTGCTCTTTCAGGGACCCCGCAGCATTACGGAAAGTTACAGGTGAGCTATCACCCTTTTGCGATTCAAAATCCAATAATTCAAGCTTATGGTGCTGGAATAGCAAATTTACGATATGGAATGCTGCAATATTCATCGCAACAGAAATTGGCTTTTACTATTGATGCTAAAGCTAACACTCCTATAGATTGCAAAGTGCCATATTTTAGCCCAGCCCCAATGGCTAGACTACATAATGGTGGATCAACAGCGGTTGGATCAGCGTCCAATTTTAGTGGTATTTCAGAAATGGGCGAAATTCATATGCATACTTTAAATCAGTTTGGTACTGTCACTGCTGGGAGTACTAACGTTTCTTTGTATGTTTATGCTTGGATGGAAGATGTAAGGCTTGGAACACCAACAGCGACAGTTTTGACTCTGATTGCGGAATCTGGAAATGAACAATTTACCGGCCCACTATCAGGAAAGTTGCACGAAGCTAGTAAATATGCAGACATGTTTACTGGTGTTCCCATTTTGTCTCCATATGCCAGCGCAACTAGTATGATGCTGAAAGGAGCCAGGGATTTAACGGCAGCGTTTGGATTTTCTAAACCTGTCACTGTAGTTAATCCACAGTTGATGAAAAATGAACCATTTCGAAACGGTGCTAACACCACAGGAATGGAGACACTGAAGAGGATAACCTTGGATCCATTGCAAGAGTTATCACTTTCAGTATCAGACACCAATCAGCCCGATGAAATGGCTTTTAAGTGGCTGATGCAACAAGAAAGTCTATACACTACTTTCTCATGGAGTCCTTCGGCAACACCCAGCTCAGGAGCATTACTTGCTTTTGGTGTGAATCCGTCCAACACGTTATCTTATTACACTTCGGCCACAAG